TCACTAAGGGCGCACCTGTCGCGATCACAGACATGGCTGGCAAGGCTGGCGGAACAAAGTCGCGCCGAGAACCGAAGTATCGCCGACCCAATTTCGCGAGCGCGCTTGACCGTATCGGTTTACCTTCGCGTTACATGTGGAAAGATGTTGAGTCAATGGCTGGCGACGCTGAAAGAGCGTTACAGCCGATCATCCAGCAGTTCATGCTTGACGCACAGAAGGAGTTCAAGTAATGGCAATCAACCTTCCCATCATCAGCGAATGGAATCCTGCTGGCATTGACAAAGCGATCGCCGACTTCAAGAAGCTTGAGACGAAAGGCGAGAAGGCAGCTTTCGCGATCAAGAAGGCTGCAGTCCCTGCAGGGCTAGCGATCGCAGCGATCGGCACTGTCGCGTTTGATGCTGTCAAAGCGTTCGCCGAAGATGATGCTGCAGCACAAAAGCTCGCCACCACCCTCGGCAATGTCACTGGAGCGACCGACAAACAAGTCGCAGGTGTTGAGGACTTCATCACCAAAACTTCACAAGCTGCAGCAGTCGCCGACGACGAACTACGCCCAGCATTGGACTCGCTTGTTCGAGGCACAGGAGACATCACCAAAGCTCAAGACTTGCTCGGCCTTGCACTGGATGTCTCTGCCGGTACTGGGAAAGATTTGGGCGCAGTTTCCGACGCGTTGAGTAAGGCATTTAATGGGAATCTCGGCCCGCTCAAAAAATTAGATCCAGCACTTGCGACGATCATTGAGAACGGCGGAGATGTTGACGATGTGTTCGCAGCAATGAGCGACACCTTCAAAGGTCAAGCCTCCACTGCAGCGAACACGACCCAAGGCAAAATGAAGAACCTTGGAATCCAGATGGGCGAACTTAAAGAGTCCATCGGCGCAGCTGTCGCACCACTCGCCGAAAAACTCCTCCCGAAGTTCCTCGCGTTCGCTGCATGGATTCAAAAAAACCAACAGCTTGTTATTACTCTTGGCGCGATCATCGGCGGAATCGCTGTCGCCATCATTGCAGTCAACACAGCAATGACAATCTGGACAGCCGTTACTACAGCGTTCACAGCCGTTCAAGCCGCTTTCAATGCTGTCATGGCCCTGAACCCAATCTTCCTGATCGTTGCAGCAGTCGTCGCAATCATCGCCATTCTGGTCGTCCTGCAGAAAGAGTTTGGGCTCTTTGACGGAGTCATTCGAGTCGTCGGTGACGCGTTCGCTGCAGTATGGGCTGCGATCAAAACAGTGTTCGACTGGGTCAAAGATAACTGGCAACTCTTGCTCGTTATCCTGACAGGCCCGTTCGGTCTCGCTCTCGCGTTCGTGATCACATTCAAAGATCAGATCATCGGCTTCATCAAAGGCGTGATTGACTGGGTGAGCAACAACTGGAAACTAATTCTTGGCATTATCACAGGCCCGTTCGGACTTGCTTTTGCTGCCATCGTTTTCTTCAAAGACAATGTGATCTCAGTCTTTAACGGACTTAAAGACCTCGCTAAAACGATATTTGACGGCATCGGCGGAGCGTTCAAGGGAGTCATCAACGCAGTAATCTCAGGGCTTGAAGGCGGACTCAATTTTGCTATTAAAGGCCTGAACACGATCCTTGACGGCATTGATTCGGCAGCTGGGCCGTTCGTCAACTTTGGAAGTATCCCGAATGTTAAGTTGCCTCGACTTGCTGAGGGAGGCATCGTGACCTCGCCAACGATCGCCATGATTGGTGAAGGCGGTGAACCCGAGGCCGTGATCCCGTTGTCAAAGTTGGGCAGTATGGGCTTCGGTGGCGGTGGCGGTGGCAACATTACAATCAATGTCACCAGCGCAGACCCGAACGAAGTCGTTCGTGCACTTCAGGCCTACAACCGCAATGTCGGGAGACTCCCTGTGAGTGTTCAATGAGCGCGGAAGCATGGATATTTAGACGCGGAGCTCTTGGCACAGACTTCACCACTTCGGTGATCTCGTTTAGTGGCAACACTGGACGACAAAACTATTTGGATAATTACAGTGGTGGCACATTCCAGATCACCATCAAGAACCAAGCGAACGAAGCCGCGAACTTTACTCAAGGCCTTGAAGTCCAAATCGTGTTTTCAACTGGTCTTGACATCGCATGGGGGACAGTCATCGGTGTCACATACACGGATTACCCCGGAAATGTTGGAATGTCAACAGCAACAATCACCTGCCAAGACGAACTGACTAGAGCAGGCAAGTTCACACTTCAAGACTTCGCTGGTTACAGCCAACAATCAACAACCAATCAGGCGGAAAGATCAAACGAAGCGTTCACAGGACTCAAGACACCTGAAGTCTTAAGGGTTGGCACAGGCAGTTCTACAGCTCAAGCAGTGACCCTTTACAACGGCACAATTTTGGACCGTCTCAACCTTTTAAACAACACAGAACGAGGCGCACTGTTGGCACAGTCAGCTGGAATCTATTTCCTAGCTCGTAGTCGAATGTTGGACTACAACACTGTCAACCTCCACCGAACAACATCGTCAACAACTTCAATCGCCTACACAGAATTAAGACGCACAAACGCATTAGACAACTTCCGCAATCAAGTGACCGTCAGTTACACGGACGCATCAGGAAACGCTTTAACACCAGTATTCGCAAACAACACAGCAAGTCAAACCGCCAACGGCACAGCAGGGTTCTCGTTTGAATCAGCAGACTTCAGCAGCACCCAAGCAACAGGCCTCGCGTCATGGATCAGCTACACACAAGGCGACCCGACCACACTCAGATTTGAAGTGGACTTTGACGACGCAACCGCAAACAACACAGCCATCAGAGACTTCATACAAAACAGCCGTAGTTTTCACCAGTGCGCGTCCGTTCTAACTTGGCGAGTCCCCGGAGCAGGAAGCGACACAACAACTAATGTCGTGTATGAAGGTTTCAGTTTTAGTGGTGTGCCGGGCAAAACCAGCTACACCTTCTACTTCTCGCCAGCGTTCTTTTACGATGTATTTATCTTGGACAGTACAGAATCAGGTATTTTGGATACCAGCCGTCTTGGCTGGTGAAGGAGAAACATTATGGCTACGCAATACACGGCAGGGCTGACCAGTGGGCAAGTGCTCACTGCTGCCATTATGAATCAGATTGGGGCTGCTTGGGAGTCTTACACCCCGACCCTGACACAAGGCGTGACAGTCAGTAAGACGATTCAATCGGCAAAGTATTGCCGAATCCAAAAATTAGTGATTGTCAATGTTGCTTTAAATGTGACTAGCGCAGGCACAAGCAATGTCGGCATATATGTTGGCTTACCAATAAATGTTTTGAGTACTGACGGTTCGTATGGTGCAGGTTTTGTTTACGACGCAAGTCTTAACGCTTTGTACCATTCAACAGTTAACGGTCAATCAAGTAGCACAATCCAATTTTTGTATCAGACAGGTTCGCCAGTTGGTGGTAATCCGACCTTTGCTTTAGCAAGTGGCGACATTATTCGATTTACTATTGCTTACGAGGTGGCATGATGAAAACAGTTACTTGCACAAACGAAACCTGCCCAGAAAACGGTGTCCAAGAACATATGTGTGGCGACCCCGACTATGTAATGTGCGGTGTATGCCACGAACCGTGTGCATTATCGGAACTGTACGACGACCCTGAGTCGTGCAATGCACGAATGGGCGAGCCGTGAAAACTCTTGCTGTCGTCGCAGGACTTGCCATCGTCCTAATGTTTGTCGTCACTGGATGCTCAGACCGCACTCGACACACCTGCGAAACCGATCCGTCAGGCCGTAGATGCGACACCTCAATCGGAGCAACCACACCATGAAAAAACTGAGCAACTCCGAAATTAAAGCCCGACTCATCTTTGTCGTCGGCATCACGCTGTCATTCGTGTTTGGAATCTCCATGCTAGGCATCTTGTACGGAGTGCTATTCGTCGTACAACCATTAGAACCATCACCCACAGACCAAGAGTTCCTTAGCATCCTAAATCCAGCATTCATGGCACTTTTGGGACTTTTGGGCGGAGTCCTCGCAAGTAATGGCCTGCGAGACAAACAGGAAAAAGGAAAAGACGATGACTAGCAGACCGTACACAGGAAACAGCGACGGCAACCACCCCACACCCCGCGCCGGCACGAAACGGTTCGTGGAGTTCGTTGAGTATTTGTTCGGTGTCAAGAACATCGGCATCTACGCGAACCGCCCGATGCGTTCAGGCCCGCAGCTGTCCGTCCATGCGTCGTGGCGAGCTGTAGATCTCAAAGGAACAAAAGAACAACGCAAGGCTCTTGTCGAGTTTCTGTTTGAACATCGCGACGATCTGAACATTGAAGAGATCCATGCTTACGACGGCACTGGATGCCCGTTGACTGGCCTCACAAAGTGGGGCGCAGGTTACCGATGCGACCGCGACGCTTGGAAGGCTTGGACTGCCACACGCAACGGCGGAACGCCCGGAGCTGGCTGGACTCATGTTGAAATCTCACCACTTTTCGCAGACAATCCAAAGCTTGTCGAGGAAGCGTTCACACGCATCTTTGCCCAATGACTTGACATCTCTCGCCAGATTGGGTCGAATGACCCTGCCAAGAGAGCACAGCACCAGCTGAGCCCCGACACTGGAGGCACTAATGAATCCATTCAAGTTCCTAGGTTTAAGCGCGATCGGCTACATCAGCCTTGTGATCATTTTTGGTTCGGGAGGTGAGTCACCACCATCGCCGACTGTCCGAGTCCCTCAGACTGTGAAGATCGTTCCGTTGACACAAGAACAAGAAGCAGACCGCGAGGCCGCGATCATTCAGCAGATGGCAGAAGAGAACGCGAGCATCTACGACGAGCCCGTAGAGACCTCTACAACGCTCGTACAGCTCGCCCAGATTGATCCTGACACCAAGTGTCAGGAATGGCTTCCGCTCGCCGTAGAGATGGGCTGGCCCAACGAGACCCACATCTTGCAGAGGCTTGGTCAGGTCATGTGGAAGGAGTCGCGCTGTATCGCTATTTCAGCGGACTCCGAATGGTTCAATGGTCACGATTACGGCTTGACTCAGATCAACCAGATCCACGAAGAATGGCTGTCCGAGATGGGCTGGACATTAGACGACATGGCTGTCCCGTCCTCGAATCTTCGTTTCGCTTACTTGCTGTGGAATAGTCGCGAAGAACAGGGCAAGTGTGGCTGGACACCTTGGAGCTTGCCATGCTGAGTCGCCCTGACTGGCAAATTGACGCAGCTTGTCGCGAGCTTCCTGTTGACTGGTTCTTCCCCGAGCAAGGCCCAAACGCATGGCATGACCTGCGTCAGGCCGTCGCAGTATGTCAAGAGTGTCCTGTCATCGCAGACTGTTTGAACTATGCGCTCCAATTTGAAGCTCGTACCTTGCCGGGCATTTGGGGAGGCACATCGGAAAATCAAAGACGGGCAATGCTCATCTCTGACAGACCCGTCATGTAGTGTCGGATTATCCAACAAGGAAGGAATATCCAATGAACGACCCCGACGGTATGGTTCAGACAATCCGAGAACAAGAGAAGCACATCGCAGACCTTGAACTTCGTTTGAAACTTAGAGACAAGCGCATCATGTTTTGGCAGGGCATGGCCTCAGATCTGTATGACGAGCTCATCGGCTTCTACAAGCCCGCGAACGATCCGTTCGGATCATTGACTTCAACGATCAACCGATTCGAGGAGGCTGAACGCTATGGATCTGAGTGACTATGTAGATGTCCCGACACGCTTCGCAGCTCTACTGGCGAAGTGGCCCGAGCTTCGTATTAAAGAGCATCGTCCAGAGATCGTGACGATTGGTGAGCAGATCTTCATCAGTGTCACAATGCAAGCATGGCGAACACCTGACGACCCTCTCCCATGCCAAGCGACCTGCTTCGAGCCCTTTCCGGGCAGAACGCCATTCACGAAATTGGCAGAACAACAGAACGCGTCCACCAGTTGTCTCGGTCGCTTGGCTGGGCTCATGATGTCGTTCCCGAAGATGGCCTCACTTGAGGAAGTGGTGAACCGTCAAACCGAGCAGAAGCCCGCAAAGGCTTGGATGGCATCAGAAGGTCAAAGGCGATTACTGAAGGCCCTTGGTCATGCCGGCGAAGTTCCGAATGGACGACTTGAGTTTGAGTCTTTGGTTGCCGATCTTAAAGCGAAGAAGATGACCGAAGGGGAGGCGTTCTGATGATTCGAGTCCAAGTCACAGAGCGTCTCATCTTTGAAGCGAACGAACTACTTGAAGATGTAGATGGCGCAAGTTTTAAGAAACGCGCCGACTACAAAGAAGAGCACCTTCTGCTTGGTGCGATCGGTGAGATCGCTGTCATTGATTACTGCTGGAGCAACAACCTTCTCGCGTACAAACACCAAAACAACAAGAGCGACATCCGACTTCACTCAGGTCACACGATTGAAGTCAAAACGCAGAGATGCTCCACTGCTCCCACGATGAACTACAAGGTCAATTTTGGAGCACGAAAGAAACAGACAGAGAAGTCTGACTTCTTCTTCTTCAACCGCGTCCAGTTTGTCGCCGGCATACCTGAGTGCGTCTGGCTTCTCGGTGGATGCTCGTGGGACAAGTTTTTCAGGATGGCGACCTTGCACCATGAAGGCGATCCGATGATGAACTTTGATGAGAACGGCCTGATGAGTCCTACAGGTCGCTATTTCAACACTGACTGCTACGACCTGCCAATCTCACAGCTTGCACCACCAAGCGCCACCCTCAAACATTTCAAATCACTACAAACGAAAGAAGAAGCACAATGAGCCCCGACACAAGTGAATGGATGCAACCCATCCGACCGATGAGAGTCCTGTTCCAAGCTGGAGACCCCGAGCATCGGCACTACATCCATATTTTCGCTCTGCGTACCGCTGGCGAAGAATGTGAGTATCTGACCATTGACGGCATCTTCATTCAGGCGCGCTCCAAGTCCTGCATGTTTGCTGAGACTTTGATTGATGGTCACTGGTTGAGGCTCGGAGCATGATTGAGTATCAGGTGATCTGTCTGTATCGCGTGGGTGCAGGTCGCAATCTGACCGAGAAACAAGCCACAGCCCTTCACACGCATCCCTCCGTCGTCCTCACACTGCTGAACGCCGACCAACACCTAGACAGATATGTCAAGGTGATTGTTGATGGGAAGGTGCGCGGCTATCAGTCGTATCGGGCAGGGAAACGCGTCACGATGGAAGAAGTCTCATGAGCATCTACAGAGCCCCCAGACCAGAGTCGAATTGGACTCAGATCCGTAACGAGATCATTGAAGATCAGCGTCTCACCTTCAAGGCCACAGGAGTACTGATCTTTGTCCTGTCCAAGCCTGACAACTGGAGAACCTCCACACGACACCTCGCGAGCGTCAAGAAAGAGGGTATAGATGCTATCCGTACAGCAATGTCAGAGCTTGAGTCCGCCGGCTATATCAAGCGCAGGCGATACCAAGACGAGCAAGGGAAATGGTGCTACGACACACTCGTATT